GGCAACCGTTGTCTACGAGGATCTGACGAACTTCTGCAACCGTGTTGAAGTTAGAAGCAAAAGGAGTCGTACCCGCAGAACCTACTGCGCGTGAAGCACCCTTGTAGGCGGCAACAGCAAGAGAAGATTCGATGCTGTTACAGATCGCACGCATTGCTTGCTTGATCTGATCGCCGTAGATGGTTTCAAAGCCAGAACCATTGTTGACGTGCTTGATATCTTCACCAGTCCACGGAATCTGAACTGATGCGTAGTTATCAAGGGTCATGGTCTTGTTGTCAACCGTCTGATCGGTTCCTTCAGGAATCGTCATGGACGGCGCAAACGTGGTGTTGACGCTCGGGGTGCGGGTGAACGCTGCACGAATGGTGTCGCCTTTAGCGGCACGAGTCGTTGCATCACCGTTGATGGTTGAAGAAGGAATGAACCCTACGAGTTCACGACCTACCATGTCGGCAGCTTTATATATGTCTGCTGCAAGATTTGTGAGCGTATTACTCATAATTGATACCTCTAATTAGAAGATGATTTTCTAGCGGCTAATGTAGCCATCCGAGAAGCAATCCGCTTTGCGACCCAATCTGGATCTTGCTTTTTGCCTTTGTGAGCCTCCGACATTAGCTTTCGCGTCTTATCGGATAGCACATTACCTAAAGCCCGACTGTTTCCCATGAGACTAGCGGAAACTTTCTGCTTTGTCTCATCAGAATAGGTCTTGCCTAGATTTGCTTGGCGCATTTTTTCAATATGCGCCGGAGATTTTTTCTTTCCTGTATTCGCCAAAGAAATTTTGCGTCGCTCTTCTGCGGTTTTAACGCGGCCCTTACCACCAGTAGAAATGGCTTGCCTGTGAATTTCAGACAATGCTTTTCCAGTTTTTGCTTTGGATATTCTCTGTCTAGTAGCTGTTGAGCGTGTCAATCCTAATGACGAGTTGGCTTTGATCGTGCTGTTATAGCCCGACTTATACGCATCAAGCGCATCCATGCAAAGTTGCTCATACATGAGCAAATCTTTTGGTTCGCAAAGTAGAATAGGAGAAAACGTAAACGCGCCGGAACCGTATTTGTCCCAAGCGCGTTGGAGTTTTACGGCGTGATGATTGCCGTTGAGAAGTGTAGATTTGTGCTTTCTAAAACGCGTATGGAAACACTTGGCAGAGCCAATGTATTGTTTTCCATTTACGTTGTTGCGGATCTCGTAGATACCGCCAAGTTTTGCGATCAAATTGCCACCTCAGTTGGGCGGCATTATACCGCCTCAGCCTTCCACCTTCCCGCCAGCTTTAGCAAATTCAGACCGCTCGAAATGTGACGCAGAGTCAAATCTCTCGCGAGTCCAAACCTTTGCGCCAGAGCCGTTTCCTGCTCCACCGCTTGCACCACCGCCACCATTTGCAGGAGCGGCAATGTAGTGCTTGCCTTCATCAGTGGTTGCCCATGATGAGACAAACTCGGTCAGTTCCTTATCGCCAATGACTGCTTTTCGAGCATCGCCATCGACAATAACCTTTGCCTGACTGCCTAACATGGCCTTGACCGCAGGAAGGAACTGAGTAGCAACCCCGGCCTTTACCAGTGCATCCGTCAGCCCGTTATCAAGTAGAAGTTTTTGGGTAAATCCAGATTCAGACGTTAAAGCGTCCTGAGCCTGTTTAAGCAGTTTCTCCTGATCTTTCTTGGCCTTTTGTGCTAACCCTAGATCAGATTCAAGAGAATCAATCTTTGATTGCAGTCGGTCCAATTCAGCCGGATCAATTGCTTTACCCTTTCGCGCTTCTTTGAGTTCTGCTAGAAGTTCCTGATTCTTCTTTGCCAAACCGCCTGTTGCACTCTCAATGGCCTCGTCAATCTTGGCCTTGAGTTCTTCTTCACTTATTTCCATCTATACCTCTGGTTTGATGGTGTCCCTCTGGGACGGGCTAACGCGACACAATCACGCTTAGGCGCGACTATACCACAAAATAAATTTAGTCAATACCGGCCTTCTTGAATAGCGTTGCGTCCTTTGATCGCAATTGCTTCAAGGTATATTCCTTTCCAGATTGATCGACGAACCGATCCAATGGCATCCCTTCTCTGAATAGTTTGCCTCTGGATGGACCCAAAACCTCGTCTTGGAATGCCGCTGACTTTTTTTTGAGCCAAGTCTGGTAGGTTTCTGCTTCTGGTACTTGTCCATCCATGGATGCTCTGGTTCCAGATGGTGCTTCCTCAAGATCAATTCCGAGTTCTTTCCATGACTTGAGAATAGGAGTCGTGGCCGAGCGGCATCTAAAATGGGCTGGCGGTCTAGGTCCAGAATCAACAGGGTATATCGTTCCATCCCGTGATTGGCATATTGGAGTGTTGTGAACAATAAGTTCGCTAACCACGTAACTGTGGTCTCTCTCAATTGAAAGCGAAACAATTTCGACATTGCCAATCTCTAGGGTTCCTGTGATGCGTCCAATTTTTGTTTCCTGCGCTTTTCCCAAGATAATCTTGTTTTTTCCGCTGCAATCGCTCTCTGTTCCTCTGTCCAGAATTGTTTCTGTTTTGCTTGTGCCTTTTTCCGCGATTCCGCGCTGAGAACAGGCGCAGGACGATCCTGCATCTTCTGCAAGTATTCTGGATCTTGCCATTTCTGCTTCATTGATTTGGACATTTTTTCCGCTTTTGCTTTTACCCATTCTGGATCTGTCGCTCTCAAAGTTGCTTGCGCCTGTTCTCGCGCCGCATTTACTTTCATTCGATGTTCTTCCAATTGCCATCGCGTTTTTGATGCTATCGACAGCTTTTGCAAATTCTCCTGAGTTTTCGGTCGCTGATTCGCTTTTGTTATGTTCTCTTTCCAAGAAGATTGCGATCTTTTGCGAATGCACTCTTTCCCGGCATCTGTCGCATAAAACCTCTTGTTGGCGCTCGATACTTTCGGTCCCGCAGATTTTGCAGCCTGTAATCGTCTTTGCTTCGCCTCTGGATTTGTCCGAAGCATCTCCGAGTACCGCTTCCCCATCTCGACATATCTTTCCGATGGAAGGTCTATGCCCTCCCCGCCTTTCGTCATGTTGTAGCCATTTGGAGCAAGTGTTTTCATTTGCGCTATGAATTTGATTTCTAGCGCAAATGCTTCCGATTTCGTTTGCGTCTCCGCAAGAATCCTCATCTGCGGATTGCCGTATTTTTTCAACGCATAACTCAGCGCATACGTGCCTGTTTCGGCTCTGCTCCAATGTTCCGCTAATCGACGTTTCGGGTTCGAAGAAACTCCTACATACGACTTCCCCGAAGTGAACGTCAGAAGATAAACATAGTTCTTCTGCGCGTTTCCACCCGTTTGGCGTAAGCATTCTGTGGTCATGCGTAGTCCTCCCAATGAGGCTACCATTATAATGGATGGCTACGCTAGATGGCACAACTGAAACAAAACTCCCAATCACTTTGCAAGGTTTACCGCTAACGCCACCAATGACATATTCGCCTTCAATGATGTTTCCAATCGGCTTATACGAGCCATCAGCCATTAAAACTTTGGCTTCTTTGCTCCAACAAGTCCTAGCATCCAACGTGCTAACCCACTGAACGCCCTTGATGAGATCATCGTTTGCCCCGTAGAAAGTCTGCCTTGCTTCGTTTGCCGTGTGCGCTACTGCCGTAGAAATCAGCGCCTGAGCTTGTCTAGCATTAAGCGCAGTGACTCCATCCGTATAGTTCAGCGCCTTGGTTCCAATCACGCGCTTGGTGATCTGACCATAGGATTCACCCTCAACAATGCCCATGCGTACAGCATCGCGGATTCTGGTATACGAGTCTTCGTCCAGCTTTTGAATCCATTCCTTGAGGATTTTTCCTTCAAACGGCTTTGATTCAACTGCCGCAATCAGCGTCTCTGCTGATGGGCTGACCATGTTGAGTTCTACAGGCGTTGAATCACGAATGACTTGTTCTTGATGGTTTGCTTCGTATTCAGCAAGCCCTGCCAGTTCGTTTTCCAGATCAAGCGAAGCGTAATCCCATGACGCGCTGATGATGTTTCTGATGCCTTCCAGCCTTGCATCAATCTCTGCGATCGACATGGTTGATTCAAGGTTTGATAGCTGTGCCACCAAATCCTTATCGGCTTTGCTCAGAACTTGCAGAATCTTTCGGGTAACGCCTGACTCATAACGCAACAGGTAGATCTGGTGCGCTATGGCTCGGTCCCTAATTTCGTCGTTGGCGGTCATGCAGGAGGATTAGTGGTCGGCATTCCCGGTGGAGTCATGTCGATGCGTTCCTTTTCATCTTGGAACGATACGTCAGGTCGGATAATGTCACCCTTGACCAGATTATCGAACAGGGTTTCATGGCTGATGGCTCCTGCTTGCCATGATTTGACCAGTTCGGCCACATCCTGATGCGTCATGGATTGCGGAATGTAATCGCGATTGATTTCAATCCGTACATCACCAGAGATTCCTGACCAGTTCGCCATCCATTCAAGGCAATGCGTCAGGCCAATACTGATTGACTGCGCCATTGATGCAAGAACTGAATTCTCGCCAGCCCTGTGTATAGCGGCAGTCTGGGCCGTTTCAACCTGTTTTTTCTCTGGCGCAAGGATTCTGGCCCCAAGGGTTGCCATCATTGCTTCTTTTGACTTGAGGGCTTCTCTGAGTTCGGAAAGCCCTTGTCCTGAGAATTCCAGATAGAAGGCTTTGGAACTTGGGTCTGGTAGCAACCAAGCTGTGCCAGATCCGATTCTGAGTGATGCTGATTGATCGTCAGAATAGAATCCTGTGACCACTGGTGTCGGTAGGCCGGTGAAGTGCAATCCGTGTTCGTAGTCGGCAGTAGTGCGATAGTGGCTGAGATTAACGTCAACCAAATCAAGCAGAGGTGGTTTATCGACTGTAGGCCGGTTATCTCTGACTCCGAAAAACTCAAACGGAATCCGAGCAATCGCCTTGCCTTGTGAACTTGGAAAGATTTCGCTCTCGACATAGAACTCACCTTTGTCATTCTTGCGGAATACCCGCTGTCTGTAGATTCCATTCGGCAGATC